CCATTACATTGCTCATAATGCTCCAATTCATGATCTAGGGAAAGTCGGAGATCTTGGATTGAAGATGTTTGAAGGAATCGATAAAAATTCTGGATTTTTAGTATCACATGATGATTCAGGTAACATACATCATGTGCTTCATTTAAAACATCCAGAAGGATTTCATAAAGATACACTTGTAACGCATGTTAGTACAAAGAATCCAGATATAAATTCTCATGTAAAGATGCATGAAATATATGATCATCTTCTGGACAAAGGATTTGTTCTGATGTCTGATAAAGAGCAATCAGAAGGAGGATTGAATGTTTGGAAGAATCTTTCTAGAATACCTGGAGTTAATGTTCATGCATATGATATAAAGAATGATAAATCAATTAACTCTGATCGTTTCTTGAGAAGCACAGATGATACTCATGCTTCATATGATTGGCATAAAGATCCTGAAGAAAAAGAAAGTAGACGTAACATTCTTCATGATGTTCGTCTAGTTGCATCTAAGAAAGATTTATCAGAAGAATTCTTACGATCAGAATTTTTGATCGAAGCTCAGATGATGGACAAATACCCAAAGAATGAAAAATTTGGCGATGATATCTTCTATGGCAGAAACACAGTACATGATGTTAAAGATTATTTAGAATCTGCACATGGACCAGAAAAATCATTGGGAAAGATCGGTCATCATATCAATGTTTCTCAATTCGAAGGAAAATCTTACAATAAACCATCTGGAAAAATTGTAACTCATGATGCAAATGGTGTTATCCATCATGTTCTATCATATGAACGTCCTTATCATGCGTCTCCAGAAACAATGAGAGTTATTAAATTAACTTCAAATGATAAAGCTCATAAAGCAATAGGAGCACATGATCTATATCATCATCTTTTGGATCATGGTAACATCATGGAATCAGATATCGATCATACTCAAGCTGGATTAAATGTTTGGAAGAATCTTTCAAGAATGCCGGGAGTTAATGTTCATGGATGGGATAACAAAGAAGATAAGCCGGTGAATACAGACCGATATCTCAGATCAACCGATGATACACATACAACCAAAGATGAAATAAGAAATCCGCTTGATCCTAAGACCAAAGCGGATAAAGAACATATCAGAGATTATGTTCGTCTAGTTGCTCACAAATAAATCATGGTTTTGGTTCTGTCATATGTTTAATGAGAATCGAGCTAGCACCAGATAAAAGTAATCCAGATCCAATACCGAATAAAGTAGGAAAACCAGATAATAAAGAATCTGGTGTTTGAGCTCGATAAAGAAACATCACACATGCAATCGCCCAGATGATCCATGTAAGAATCAAAAGAACTCTTGCTACATCTGGGCTGTTGTTATCTGGTCCGCTTAAAAGTTTTAGTAGAAAATTCATATAACCTCGTAAATCTGTACATGTGATATCGTATTTATGATTAATTTCATCATCAGTCAACAATAAGCACAGACTTACGATATCACTATGAATGATTATGAGTCATAGAATTCTGACGCAGCGGATTCCTGAAAAGACTGACATCAAATCATCGATATCTTCTTTGTTGTTATCAAAATGAAATCCGTGCTCATATCCCAGATCAATCAATTTTTTAATAACACAGATCTTATGCTCAGAGTCAGAGATATCTGGATTCTTCTTGCAAAAGATTGGAATGCTATCATCAATGCCGATCAGAGAAAGCTGATATTTTATACTTTCTTCGTCTGATTCTGTAGAAATAATTACAGAATGTCTTTGATATGCAATATCTGTTGTGTAGTTCTCGATCATTGTCGGAACCACTATGTCACTATATGTGTTGATCAGGATGTCTGATCGACGTCGGCATGAGATCATAATCAAGTTCTTTCATAATGTTGATGTTTGTTGATTCTAAACGATTCTTGATCAATGGTAAAGTCTTTTTCACTCTATTTTTCAATCTGTCTGCACCAAATCCTTGCATTGCTTCGAATTCAGCAGGCAATTGATGAGCTATGACACATAAAGTTTCTCGTTTCACCTTATTCATCAGGACATCTTCGTATAATCCATTCTCGATATAGCCGCATAGAAATTTCTTACTCTTATGCATAGATATCTCGATTGATGAAATATCAGCCTCTAGGAAATAATCAATCGAATCCCAATATTTCTTCCAATCTCGATAGAATGTCATTGCATCATCCTGAGATGCGTAAAGAAATCCATCATTTTCATGTAGAAAATTTGCAGCACAAAATTCTACAAGATCTCTCTTGTCATCAAAATCTGTAAGTGAAGACATGGCCAGAATTTTATCTGGCCTTTCTTGTCTTTTTTGACTTGCCTTGAGTTTTCCTTTATACTTGACTGCGTCGTATCCACTCATGTAATGAATCCGAGTAGCAAGATAAAGATTCCAAGCAGAATCCAGAGGAATCATTCTTCAACTACGATACGAGACGAATCAATCTTTTGGATGTATCGGCTCTCAGAAAGAAATTGATTAACAGTGTTAACATGTCTTTCTGAGTACCAATCTTTAGAAATATAAACGTTGCCATTTTTCTCGTATACCCACCTCCACTTCTCAACAAGATTTGGCTTGATACGGTATTCGCTATCAGGGTCCCACAAAGGACTGTATGGTCCAATATCCTTCCAAGATTCCTGAAGAGTATCAAAGAATTCAATTGTCTCACCATTTGCCCATGCAATGATAAGATCAGCATGTTTGTGTCGTACTTTTTCTGTCATATATCAATCTCCACGGTTGTTTTCTTTGGCATTGAATATTGTCTACGGGCTTCTTCTTCAATCTTTGCTTTCAGAGCTGGTGTCAGCAATTCTGGAATTGTTTCTTCTTCGATTGAATTCTCTGTAACGTAATGTGTCAGGTATTCTAACACACCAACGTCATTTTCTGTAGCTTTTTGTTGAATAAAAGTCGAAAATTCTATTGCATTGTTGAACATCATTTCAGTTCCTTGATTGAGTTAGCTTCTTTCTTATCAAATCGAAGTTTCACAAAGCGAGGAAGGAACAAAGAAGACTTATCTTTCCCCTTCGACTTGATTACTTCATTATACAAGATTTCAGCGATATTTCCAATGATTTGATTGACTTCTGATTCGATTACTTCAGGCAAACCAGCAAAGAACAAATCCTTGTCGAAAATTCCATCGATAGTGTAAAATTTCGAGAACTTGTTTTCTGGTCCGAACTCATCATAGTATTCTACTCGGTTCTGAGAAAAACCAAGGAAAGTAGCACGGTCCTTTTCAGAATAGCCACCACCAGCATTCACTTCAAGTTCGTCGTCTCGTGTACCAAGCACCAATGCGCCAAGCATACCAGCATATTGCTTACCTTCGCGACCGTATTCCCATCCAATGATCTTCAGATCTGCTGTATTCTCTGCCTTGATCTTTACAGCATCCTTCGAACGCTTATCTTCCCACTGCAAACAAGGCGCCTTAAGAATAGCTCCTTCTTCACCATTAGACATCCATTCATCAAAAATAATCTTAGCTTCTTCATATGAAGTAACCTTGACGCTTTCGATCAATTCGATGTTGTGTGGTTCGATTCCACTAATATGATAAGCAAGTTCGTCGAGACGCTTATCATATGCAACAGTCGTTTTCTTCTTCGTAATGAAATTCTGCAATGGAATCATATCCCAAGCAGTCAAGAATACCTTGTCTAGTTCTTCTGAAGAAGCCGTGCCATTATGAATCTTGTTGATGATACCGTTCGAGACTTTACGATCATCAACAATTCCATTCGTTCGAGTAAGGAGCTCGCCATCAAGTACCCAGCCAACCAGATAATTCAGAAGATAATCAAAGCGATCACCGAAATCAAGAACTTCACCGCTTCGTGTTTGAACAACAACTTTATCTTCAAAAACTGCAATGGTAGCGCGAGCACCATCAGACTTCAATTGACAGAAAATGTATTCGTTATTTTCAAACAAACGATTGATTGCTTTGACTGATTGTTTTTCGCAAAGCAGAACAGGATGTTCATAGATGAAATTCTCGCCAAGAATCTTATTCACGGTAGCAGACTTCACACCGCAACGAAGATCACGCTTAATGACACGCTCAAGAACCGTTGCATCTTCTGGATCAAGAGTTCCCAGAAGAGTTGCATATGCAGCCTTGGCGTTGTTACCAGTTCTCTTTCTTGTGGCAAACTCATTCAGAATGAAATCAATAGCAGAATCCAGTGTTGTGATATCTCCATTATTGTATCGTTCAGTGGGCGTCTTCGAGATATGGAAATTAAGTTTCGGATCCATAGATACAGAAAGAACTCGCTTAAAAAGTTCATTGTCTGCATGCTTTGCTACGATAGCTTCCTTATCGAGCCTGGAAGATGTTGCTTCCAGTTCATTCAAGATGTGTAGAATTTTTGTCATTTGATTTAATGTTGTTTCGTATTGTCATGATTATACCAGAAGAAAACAATCAAGGTCAAGCATCGTTGAAATTTTCTTCAAGCGCAATCATAAGTTTTTGTAGATCGGCAGCATAGAAACCGCAAGAATTCAGTGTATTGATTTCGACGATTTTAAGTCCTTCGGAGCACTCGCATACATCTATTACAAATGCATCATGAGGCTGCCATATAGAAATCATTTCGTTAACATAGTCATAGAACCTCTGATCAACAAGAGGAAGATACACAATCTTGCTTCCAAGTTTATACGTTGATGATGTTACAATGTGTCCTTTTACGATCCAGAAACGATGTTCAGAATATATCGGCTTTGGCGAACAAACTTGCACTAGAGTTGTTTTTGTCAGACTATTTCCGTAATCATGTTCCAGAACACAAACTTTACGTTTCCAATCGTAGAAATCTTCTTTATCAAATACAGTACCGGCAAAAACTTTTGAATCTTCGATCGGACGAACAAAAGCACATTCATCTGTAATTTCTGCATGTTGAAACTCACTTACTGCAGAATCATAGTTCAACATATTGTTTCCCCAATGACTCAATTGTACCTGAAAATTAAAAGGTTCCAGATCAAAAACACCAGGAGTCCATTCATATTTCTTAGCGCAATGCCTCAATGAATACGATCCCATACAAATCACATTCTTTGTTTGCAGCTCTGGAGGATCAACGAGCTCTCCAACAAAAGGGATCACCTTATGAATAGAGTGAGAAATGTTAAACTTCTGAAGAGTCTCTAAGAGAAACTTGTAAGCATCTTCATTGAAGAGATTATTTTGTAAAATCCAATGCATAATGTATCCATAAAATATGATTATACCAGAAGAAGACCAATAAGGTCAAGCATCTGGTATCTTTTTGAAATTAATTCCAATCGTAACGATCGATAAGCAAAGCCTTCTTCATTGTTTCAATTGGATCTTCCTTTGGAGTTTCCAAAACATCTTCATCGCCAAGAACAGCCTTCAGAATAGCAGGACTAAATCCTGAGATCAACGAAACATTGTTTTGTGTAGCACGAACAGGAGAATCAGTCTTCGAACCATTCATTTGCCAAAACACAAGCTTCGGCAAAACGTAACCAGCATTCTCGTACAGCTTTCGAATTGCTTGGAAATTTGTATCAGAACCAGTTTGATTAAACTGCATGTCAGAAGGAACAACAATAATTTCTGGCATTTCTTCATTCGGAACATTGTTCTTCTTTGCATGATCCAGAATGTACTTGAAAGCTTTCTGGAAATCGGTAGAGTAAGCAACAACAGATCGTTCGATGGATCGATACTTCTCAACTATAGTTTCTCCAGTCACAAACCCCAGAACAGGACTATCAGAGAAAGCCAAGAAAACATTCTTAAATGCGCCCTTGTTCTTTTCTGCAACATAGAGACCAAGACTCACTGCCATATGGCGATGAGAATGTTTCGTACCTGGAACAGCACTAGACATCGATTCAGACAAGTCAATCATGGCAAGAATACGCTTACCATTTGTGTAATCAGGCAAAGCATCCCATTGAAGACCAGCAGCCTTAATTGATGTTGCTGTTGCATTGTATTGATTTGCAACAGATGTCACATCATATGGGAAAATTGCAGAAGCATTGATTTTAGCATCGCCAGAAGCAACCTGTTCCAAGTAAGAAGCATACGCTACATCTGCATTCTTTTCGAATGCCTTGGCATAGCGACGCGTAGCAACAGAAGGAACATCTTGGAAATCGATCACATCCCATTGCTTAGCGCACATTTGATTTTCAACGACTTCGGTTCCAGCAACCAACATCTTACGATATTGACGAGGAGTCAGCTTCATGAATTCTGCAAGTTCCTTAGCAATGCGAGTGTCTTCCTTGCGATTCGCCTTTTCTCGTGGCAACCATTTACACACAAGACCATTGCCTTGCTTGATTGCAGTTTCGATGATCATATATGCAAAAGTCTTGAACGTAGGAGTTTCAAAAATCAACATATCATCCCAACGACCGATTTCTGGAATTTTTTGAATCACACGAAGAAGTGCAGAATGGTATTTCTCATTTGCTTCCATATGCTTCAGAATGGAACGGAAAGTCTGACGTTCGCCAGAACCGCCGCGAACATCGCGAACCCACTGCAACATACGAACGGCAATGTTTTGATCTTCAGCAAAAGCAAGATCAAATTCTTTATTCAGATTTTGCCCGCGTGCAGAACCAATTCGGAAGAAAAGGTCAACGTTATGATTCAGAGAAGATGAATAGGACAAAGCGCCGTTATCGGTAATTGTCATATCTTTGTTGTACCCCATCCAATCGGAACGTTCTGGTGTGTCGATGTTATTAACAAAAGTGTTCATTATATTCTCTCTTTCGGTTTGATTTTGTTGATTTGCTGTATTCAAACAATGTATCTGATTTAATCCAGATAGATGATTTCTGTTTTTGGTTCGGTGAGTTGATACAAATCTGGATAATTTTTAATATTACCCCAATGATTATCTTTACTGCTGATAACTAGTTCTGGACCATTAGAAGACCGCCACCAAACGGAATCTCCTTTCTTGATTACATTTCCATCTCGAATGGTTGCATATTCTTTAGAAGAAAGATTGATTTTGTCAAGTGAAAGACTGAAAACTGTCGCGATTTCAATCAATTGATCTGGGGTAAAATGTACGAGTTTCATAGTGTTTCCTTTTCAAAAATTATCAGGATATCTTTTTCGATGGAACTGCTCTACCGATGAGCTACATCGAAAGTATGTCTTCGACGAGGAGAATCGAACTCCTTACCAATTCCTGATTGCTGTGTTTTAGTTGCTGAAAATATCCTTATTCTGTCATGATAGCATGCGTAAGATCAAAAAGGAAATATGTGATCTTGTACGCAAGCAAGATAAGAGCTGTATAGATGATGAACTTAGCATGATTGCTTTGTGTCTCGAAATGTCCGACTCCTGTATGAATCAAGAAGTAAGACATCATCAAAGTACAGAAAACAAAGAAAGTAATCAATGCAAGTTTAATCATAACAATCTCCAAAAATGGTGCGCTTGGAGGGACTTGAACCCCCACGGATTTCTCCACTAGCTTCTTAGACTAGCATGGCTACCTATTACATCACAAGCGCTTTGTTCAACATGTATTGATTATAACGAAAAAATCAAACAAGGTCAAGACATCTTTACATAAACTTCGAAGTTACATCTTTAAGTGTGATGTCTTGAGGAACGTATACGATTTTAATGTCATCAAAAACACGAGTAAAGAAATCATCACTCGACCCATGAAGACCAAGATCATGCATGAAGTCACATATATGATCTTCATCGAATTCATCTATCTCAAAAAGATCGTAACCAGCAGGATCAGCAATAAGCATTTCATGAATTGCATTCCAGTATTTCTTCGTTTCTTCTGAAGATGGATCGTACATATTCCCGAATCCACCTTCGTTATAATGCGTAGATCGATGACGTTCACACAATTTCATCAGAAATTTAACAGATTCTTCTGAGAGTCCAATCAATTCATTTGTTTGATAGTTATCGGCATCGTTTTCCCATGTCGTAACCTTGGCCCAGTAACCTTTTTTCAGTCTTTCAGATTTCATAATTATTTCTTTCTTTCTTTTTAAAATGCTTAGTCCGGCTGGCTGGATTCGAACCAGCGACCTACCGCTTAGAAGGCGGTTGCGACTATCCGCTGCGCCACAGCCGGACTAAGCATTCATTAAACAGGATGATATTTACGAGGCTCTGGTCCTACCTTTGAACGACATCCAATTTTGTCGGATGGTGTGGAAACGAACCACACATCTAGAGCTTGGGCTTGTAAATTTATTTGCTGAAAATCATCCAAAAATTCTTACTTCACTGTGATTTCTACTTCAGAAATTTCTTCGAAGAGATATGATCCACAATCGTTCGCAATCGTATTCCCGTCAAAAATGCTAACAAGAAATATATCGTTCCGTTTTACAGAAAGATAAATTTTATTCTTGAAAAATTCTGATGGAGAACTAATACAACAATACCAGCTACCTGGATTTGTAGCTGATGGAGTCAATCCTTTTGGATGACCGATATTATCATTAATCTTTAGGGATGTCATTACAATCTCCATGTTCAACATAAATCAATTATAACAATCTTCTGATGGAAAGTAAAGCTCTTTATGCTTCAAGTCCCAAAACTTCTTTTCCTAGATTGTGAAATGGACGCACTGCTTCAATTGATTCTTGATTAGTCATAGAAGCAAATGCCTTTTCGTGCCATTCTTCATCAACAAGAATCAAACGAAACACATTACGAATGTCTTCTGGTGCATCTTCATCAGCAGCAATGACTCGAATTCGTTCAAGTCGCATACCTTCTGCAAGAGTAGCAATCGCAGCTTTTGATTCGAAAGAAATCGCAGCATCTTCTACCTGATTCCAATAACGCATGGTTCCTGTGTGATCGTTAGGATCGATTCCTCGGCTGACTAGAAGATCGGCAACCCAACTAGCATGAGTTGATTCTTGCAAAGAAATCTTTGCAAGAACTCCCGCGTGATCCGGAGATGTGTCGTCAAACTGCATATCAAAAATTCTTTGCGCTGCAGTAAGTTCTCCATGATATTGCTTCAAAAGCCATTCATGAAGCTTTGTTTGGTCATTCTTTACTTCGTTCCACCATTGTTCAGATGTTTTCATTTTGTTCCTTATAGTAAATCTTGTTTAATTCCAGACCAATTGCATTCTAGGCATGATACTTTAGCATCCGAATCATGAGCTTTGACGCTATGACAATAATGCTCTAGTGTATTAATCATGATCACATGTTCTTCTGTAACAGTGATTCTGTCACTATTGCACATCGGACATGTGTAAATTACAATTCTTTCACTCATAGCGTTTATTATCCAATTCTGTTTGTAAATCATCTACTCGCATAATCAATTCTGTGAGTTTGTCTTCGACATCTGCTACATTCTTTGCAAACACTTCGAATCCCATCCCATCTCCTGGAACGATATACAGAAGGATCTTTCGTACATCGAATTCAGCAGATAGTTCTGTGTTATTTTCTGGCATTGCCTCGTCATCCGAAACTCCCAAGAAAACAGTTCCTTCTTCTGGGATTTCTGTCCAATAAGCATAGACACCTTTTCCGCTATGTCCATCACCAAGACATACAGTTACTTCTCCAGGTTCTCCGCCGAACATATCCAATAGTTCGGTTGCCATCTTGAAATCAAAAGTGATTGATTGCATATTTTGCTCAACTAATACTTGCTGTGTGTCCTTAGGCATCATTTTCCTTATAAAGATCCATCCCAATCTTCTTCACTGATAATATTGACTTCAACACTACCTTCTGCTATTTTAACAATCTTCGTGCCATCCGGAGTCATCGACATAACCATCTTCAGAAGTTCTGGTTTTGCTTCTTGTCTGCTTTTTGCATACACATTCCCAATCCACCAGTGACCGGTATATGGTTTCTCACAAGAACGATATAGCTTTTCATTGCTTCGATTTGCTTTCTTCGTAAGCACGAAGCTTGTTGATATAGAAATTCAATTTGTATCCTGCAATTTCTCTACCAATAAGTCCATCAGGAATTTCGATAGGTTCAAATGCAAGTTCTTCAAAGATGTAATGAAATTGCCGACGTTCGATATCCGAAAGATTACAATCAATCAAATCCAGAAGATCTTTACGCTGTTCTACATTCTTTGTATGAAAAACTTTGTACTTGATGCAGAAATCAATCACATCAGTGTACGGGAACTTGAATCTTTCCATCGATTTACGAGCGCACCCAAGCCACTTCACGTTACTAGAAGCATTGCATTTATCAAAATTTCGACCGAGTCTATCAATAGACACAGACGCAATTATAACATCAACAGAAACATCTCTACCAATTGATTTGATATAATTTAGCGTATTCTTGATTTCAACAACATCCCATTCTCTAATCAAAACGCCAAATACATCACCAATGAAATCGCAACGAAGAAAAGCATCAAAATCAAGAAGAACCTCAAAGAAGCGATATGCATAAGGTTCCTTCATAGCACGATTGATTTCTTTCCAGAAACGATTAGAATCAATTGTATCAAGTTCTCCGGAAAGAACAATTTCTTTGCATAGTTCGACTGTTTCAGGTGCAATCTTGAAATCGTAACGAGCAGCGAATCGAGCAATACGAAGAACACGCATCGGATCTTCTTTGAAAGCATCGCTCACATGACGAAGGATACCGTTTTCGATATCAGACATCCCACCGAATGGGTCGATGATTTGATTATCATCACCAAGAGCCATTGCATTGATGGTCAGATCTCGTCGTTGGAGGTCCTGCTCAAGAGTTACGTCTTCTGTCTGAACTTCAAATCCATTATATCCAATCCCAGTCTTCTTTTCTCGACGAGCAAGAGCATATTCTCCATTGAGGTCTGGATGCATATAGACAGGAAATGTAACACCGACTTGATCATATCCGTTCTCGATCATCCATTCTGGATTTGCTCCAACAATGACATAATCCATATCTTTGGGATCAATGCCCATCGCCATGTCACGAACAGCGCCGCCAACGAGATAAAATTCTGGATCAATGTGTTTCATAAAGAACTTTCTATGTCTTCAATAGATAGATTATACCATCACAGAAATAAACAATCAACATCACCGCATGAAATGACGATTCATTTTCTTAATGAAAGATGATGCAATAAAAATCAATCCGATGAAAACGCCGAATATGATTCCAATCAAAAAAGATAACATAATTTTCCTTACTTTAAGAGTAGTGTATAAATGCAAATCACAAGAACTAAAACAGAAATGGTCACGATAAAAATCAAATCCATCATAGAATTTCCTCTCGTTTCAATTTTTCAATCAGCTTCCGACGAACAACCTTCTTGAACCCAGGATTGACTTGATTCACAAGAGGCATCATATCATGTCGAATAAGATTTCGTGTGAATTTCCGATCTTCGTTTGTTGGATCTTCAAACCATTGTACACCGATCTTCTGAAGGAAGTCAATACAATCTTGCTTCGTGTTCAAAAGAAACGGACGAATGCAATTGTCACGTTGATATGGAATCAGATGACCTTCTCCGCATCGAATTGTGTAAAACAGAAATCCTTCTGCAACATCATCAAGTGTATGTCCCAGAAGAACGGTTCCATTCAGAGAACTTAGAAAAGCATAGCGCTTCTCTCGATAGAACTCTTTAGGTGACTTGCAATTTGGCTTCACTTCATGATTACTCATCATGGTGAATTTGAAATTGTGTTCGATTATATGATTCATGAAGAAATGATGTTCATCTTTTTGTACATCATCTCCATGACCGAAGTATGCGATTTCTGGATCTAGTCCTTGTGACCGAGCATAATGCAGAAGAGCCAAAGAATCAGCTCCTCCTGAACAAGCCACAAAGATTTTCCCAAGAGGAATATCACGTATGAATTTCAGATTCATACGAACTTGCCATTCAACGAAACTCGAATTCCTGGTTCGATGCCAGCTGCCACGACGATACGATCAGTTTCATAACGGATAAGCACATTTCCGGCTACATGAACTCCATCATTATACATATCAACAGCATCTTTCAAAGAAAGATCAAGCCAGCATCGGAGTGTTTTAACGCCACTAAGCTTATATCCAGCCGGAATATGAAATTCCAGTATGTTGTTCTGAGTGATTCGACGCAACTTCAACAAACCAGACAGAAAATCAGTCGTACAATCTTCAATCTTCAAGTTAGAAAGAGCGTCATGCAAAGCACATGCTTCTTGCTTAGTCAAAGTGTTCATAATGTTCTCTCCAGTGTGTTTCAATAAATCAATTATACAAAAACTTCTATGAAAAGTAAAGACTTATTCGGCATTCTTCTGGAGATCGTTGAAGCCAAATTCTTTGTATTTGCGCTTCATGAAATCCTTATAATCATTGCTTCGACCGATGTAAAGATTCATCACCAAACCAAAAAGCAAGTCATTGATATCTGCCTTCATCTTGATAGCAAAGTCCTTACGAACAAGATGTTTGTTATCTTCGTATGCTTTTTCTACAGTATAGACAACATGATTGTAAAGAGTCGATACCTTCTCTTGCATATCATCGATTGTTTTCATTGCAAGAGCATCAGTAGCAAACATCGAACGCAGATCGTCAACACCTTCATCCAAGATACATTCATAAAGTCGACGAGGATTATTAATCGAATCCTTTGCATGATGCAGACTGATATATTTGTCAGTCTTGATCTTCACTCGTTGACCATTTTTCATCACAAAGATGAAACCTTCGATATCATCGAGCATCGAAGGGACTTGCTCGATGAATTCCTTATGAGACAAACCGGATTGCATGTTAACTAGTGCGTTCATCCATTCAGAAAACCACAAATCGATGTATCCTTTAAGATTCCAGTCAACTTGAATAACGTCAATAGAATTAAGAACAATCAGACGTGGTTCCAAGTAGCCTAATACGATGCGATTCCAAGGAGCAACCCATTCCAAATTGACCGTATTACCGTGAACTTCGGCTGATTTAAGTTTCTTTTTCAAATCAGCATTTTCTGGTTGATCGAGCCACTTCATTGCATCAATAGCTTGCTCAGAGAACAGAGAACCTTTGCTCTTCAATCGAAGTTCACCGTTATGCATGTAAGTCGACATCAATGAGCCATCAGACTTAACTTCAATCCAATCAATCTCATTCAGATCAAGATTCATCGTCATTGGATTCTCATTGATGTTGAAGAACTTTGGCATAGGCAAAGATGCCAAACGCACACAGTCGCCGTCCTTCGTAACTTCAAACATCGTACCACGACACCACAAAGCACCCGGCAACATGAAATCGGTATAAGTTGCCAGCCGATAGTTGAAGATCCAGTAGATCTTATCATCCAGCAAGAATTCTTGCTTATAGAAAGCTTCGGTTTCTTTCGTCAGCTTAACGAGTTGGTCAAACAATTCAATCTGCTTATTCATAACAATCTCCGTTATCACAATAAAGTGATTATAAATGGATTTCTTAAAGAAGTCAATCTTCTTCGAAAATTTCAATCAATTCAGACGCTCGTTTCTTCGAGAATTCTTCTTCAATCCATCGATCTTGCTGTTTGATAAAGCTTGTATACTCATCTGCGAAAACGAAAATTGGAGTATCATTCGTCATCCAGTTATAATGAGCAAAGATCTTACCATAAAGAAGCAGAGAAGAATTTTCCGACAAAATCACTTCTGAAACGACATGATTAGGAATACGAAGTACATCATTGAGTTGATGTAGGATACGTCCCAGAGAACGACCAGAATTTGCATATTGATAGTAGCTCATGATTATTCCAGTCCCAAGACAGCTCGATCTTCTTTGGACAACTTAGAAAGTGCCTTCAGTCGTTTTTGTTGATTCAAAAACATATCAACATCTTCTGGAGTCTCACAAATCAAAAGAGTCTTTGATGTGAATGAACTATCCAGATATGATGGACACTTGCTAACCCAATGATTAGCAGCATACATCGTTGAGCAGTAGCCAATCGTATAAGATGTGATGCCAACACCATCAGCTTCTTTGATTTCGCAGTATTCAAGTTTAATTTCTCGCATAAAGATCTCCTTAAAATTTCATAAACATACCACAGATCGCATTCCCGCAATTAGCTGTCCCTGTCTTATTCAGACTCGAATTCCTGATCAAATCAAATATAAAAGACATAGCCGAACTATTATCTTTACACTGCATATCAAACAAAGCTTTGTTCTCAGGAGTAACCAAAGATTTCATTTCTTCAAGTGTCAAAGTATTTTTGTTGATAACGGCAATATTTTTGTCGTATTGTTTCTGGCAAGCAAAACCAAATTCTTCTTCGGTCATTGGTTTGATATTTCTTTCCAATGCAATCGCAAAAGCAGCATTGAAAGCTTTCTTCGAAGAATATGCAAGCTTTGCATAGCCAGAATGATATCCAACGAGATATTTTCCTTCTGTTTCTTTTGCAAAAGAAACGTGCTGAGCACCAGTCATTTCTTTTGCTGTCAATACAATAATATGCTTGGCCATAACAATCTCCGTTATCACAATAAAGTGATTATACAATCAAAGATTCAAACAATCAACTAAAGACATTACATAGAACTAGGAATTAAAGAAGTTCAGACCATCCATTGTTCGTTACATCTCCAGATTCTGTCGCATCCCAAGAGTGCATCTCAGAAAGCGTATCCATGGAAGAGCCAAGTTTGACTCTTGTATGAAGAATTGTGTTTCCACCTGTCTTAGCAGGACCAAGAAGTTCTGCTTTAGCAACGAATTCTAAGATGTATGTAACTGTTCTTTTTGTTTCAAAAGGACCATCGTAGCTATCTTCCATCGAGACACCTTGAAGAACAAATGGAATGTCTTGATTGATTCCAACTTCAGGAAACATCTCTACGGTGACTGTATATCCAGGAGTAAAGAAAGGAAGAATCTGCTCAACAATCTGTAAAGCATCACCTTGTGTCTTTGAAACAACATACAATTTGAAAGACAAAGTATAAGGAACTGGTGAATATGCTGTTGTTATCTCATCAAGTTTTCCAGAAAGATTTCCAGAAAACTGTGTCATCGTCTGTAATTTTCTTGACGCATCATATTGAAACCCATCCAACTCAAATCCAATTCTTGGAAGCGTGATTTGAGTCTTACCTGATAGGTTTGGATCTTCTTGTATTCTTGCTATCCATTTTTCCCTGGATCCAGGAGCAACAGGAACTTTGATAAGCTGAACTACATTTCCGCCCGAATCTTTACGCTCGAATTGAAGATCTGTAAAAAGACGACCGAAGGCGATTAAAATTGTTCGTATTGATGAATGATAAAATGGCGATTCTGAAAGCATAATAGGAAGTTCTCGTTTAAAGTAACTTCCTATTTAAAATTGAAAAGTGAGCTATCAGAAGATAGGCAACTTATATGCTTCTGTCATGAAGTAAAATCCAACAGTAACGATCGCCAATACAACCCACATCTTAGGTTTCACAAAACAAAAAATGATCAGAAGCCCATATACACAAGCAAAAACTTGAGAGAAGTGTTTCCAAATCATGTAATCAGTGAAAGCTGGGATCGAAAACAAAAGCATCAAGAAATAGTAGACAGATTGTCTCGTCTGAGATTGATCCGTTGAAATCAAACCATAGATTGGATTCTGTGTGAGATTAGCAGCAATGATGTCTGGATTTAGTGGGCTGTCTACTTCCACATAATCATTGCCAACTTTCTTATAGACTTTTGCCATTTCTGTCTCCTTGGACTTCCAATGATTGGAGTTTACAAGAAAGTTTCAAAGAAGTCAACTTAAATCTTCTAACCTCGAGAATCCATCCGATCTCTTATCTACATGATAGCAACGATCAAAATAAACAGGATCTGCTCCTCTGTGTGTGATGATCAGGGTGTTGGTTCCATCTTGTTCACGGAGAATTTCAAGGAAACTTTGGATAGAATCATCATCCAAAGAACGATCGCAAGTTTCATCGAAGATCAAAAGATTTGTTGATACAGAATTCTTTCTTCGTGCAATGTCTCTCCATGTGAAAAGTATCGCGGTATCAATTCTTGCTTTTTCTCCCTCTGAGAAAGAGTCGTATGTAAATGCATCGCGATGTCTGCTCTTTATGGTTTCGCTGAAATTCTCATCCAATTCGAAGTTAACAAACAAATCAAAAGATTCCAGATAATGATTGATTCGATCATTTATCATGGGAATGAACGTTGATATAATCTTAGATTTGATTCCTGTATCTTTAAGAATTGTAGCACAAACATTAATGTAATCCAGGTCTTCCAACAAAATAATCTTCTGAACCATATTTGTTCTGAGTTCATCTGAAACTTGATTGCTTTGTTTGATCACCTTATCGGAATCATTCTCTCGGTTCAACTCTCGGTTCACGTTTGTCAGCAGCGATTCTTTTGCTCTGAGATCTGATTGTAGTTCAAGCAATTTGTTGGTTGCTTTATGCAATGCGTCTGCAAAAGAATCAAATTCTTCTATCTTTTTATTGAATTCTTCTATCGTAGAATAAATTTCTTTGGAAAGTTTCATCGTATCTGAAACAATCTGTTTTTCTTTCGAAACAATCGAATGCTTATGATCAGCTGTAATTTCTTGATTGCATGTTGAACACATGTCATTCGATTCGAAAAACTTCATCGTAGACTTCGACCTGGAAATTGTATCCAAATATCCTCGAAGTTCATTCTGAGAATCCAAATGAGATTTTCTAATCTTAGATTCATCTGCTGTTTTCTCGATCAACTGGGAGACAATCTTATTGTATTGATCAATCCGACTATTAATTTCAGTCTTCTCTTTTTCTAGCGAATCTATCTGATCTTTGAATTCTGTTTTCTTCCTTGATTCGGATTCTTGCATCTCGGATAGAATTTTATTCAGTCTCCCTAATTCAGAATTCTTTGCATCAACAAGAGTAGAGATCAAATCAACATCTTTTTTCATCTTCTTCAGAAGTTCTTTTACTTTAAGATCCATTCTAGAGAAGACTGCGATATCAAGTAGTTCTTCAATCATGTTACGTCTTTCACTCGAACTAAGAGACATGAATTGTGTATATGCTGTTGATCCAATAACACAAACTTGCTTGAATGTCTTATAACCAAAACCAAGAATAGATTCTTCTAAGAACTTTTGATAGTCTCTGGATGCTGCTTCTTCTGGTATCATCTCCCCATTCTTGTAAATTTCAAAGATAGCCGGTTTCATCCCTCTGATGACTTTGAATGTATCTTGATTGGATGTGAATGATATCGTTGTTAACATCCCTTTGCCATTGATAGAATTAATCAGCTGCGCTAACTTGATGTTTCTGTAAGGCTTACCAAAAAGACAATATGTCAATGCTTCAAGAATCGTTGACTTACCATTTCCAGATTTACCTCGCATCATCGAAATTTGATTTTCTGATAGATCAATCTCAAATCCACCAGAACCAAAAGACATGATGTTCTTACCTGTTAAGACTCCAAAATTAAGCATTATCATCTCCCATCACAGCTTGATAGATACCAGACATGATGTTCTTCAATCTATCTTTATCAAGATTTGTTTCCGTTTCATCAATGAAATCGAAGATAAATTCTTCTGTAGATTTGATCTTATCCATGTTCACAGATGATGCATATGTTACTTGAGTCTTTTCTTGAAATTTTATATCATGTGGATTAAAAGCAAGGAGTTTTTCTTTCCAATTCTCGATAGCTTTTTTATCAGATAGATCTTCTATGATTCCTCTGA